CGATCAAATTGCGGGAATCTTAGCGGCGGAAGTAACTAATCAAATGGCACTTGCCACAGCAGCAGCTAAAGACTCCGACGACTGGAAACTACGTATATTTTTGGAGCGGTCAAACCCATGGGAAGAGTTTTTAAACACCCCTGTGGTTGATAAAAGCCCGATTGTTAATGTGTGGTTTGATAATTCTAATTTTGATAAAAGCGCTAGTAATATTACAGAAAGACAAATGTGTAGTGCTGTTTATAATATTGATTGTATCGGATATGGTGTTAGTTCAGAAGATGGTGCAGGACATACACCAGGCGATAAAACAGCAGCATTTGAAGCACAAAGAGCGGTACGCCTTGTGCGTAACATCCTTATGGCCTCAACTAATAATTACCTACAGTTACGCGGTTTAGTGTGGCGAAGGTGGCCCGAATCTGTTACGGTTTTTCAAACTCCAATTGACAGCAGGACGGTTCAGAATATAATGGGTGCAAGAATTGCATTAAGTGTGCAGTTCAATGAATTTTCACCCCAATATACAGGGCAAGAATTGGAATTGGCTTCTATAGATATTAAACGTGAGTCTGATGGACTGGTGTTATTAGAAACTGATTATGAATATCCATTATAAATAAGGAATATTAACATGGCTATTAGTACCGCAATTGACGCTTCAGCCGTCGCAAGGGTTTTAGGGGTTAAGACAGCATTTAAAGATTTGCGTGCAAATGGTGTTGTATTCTTACCACAACGTGTTTCTGTAATCGGACAAGGTTCGACTGCTTCAACGTATGCCACAACTAAAATACAGTTGAGTAGTTCTGATGATGTTGGTTCAACTTTTGGCTATGGTTCGCCTTTACATTTAGCCTCTCGTCAATTATTCCCTGTCAATGGTGATGGTGTTGGTACTATCCCTGTTACGTTTTACCCTTTGGTTGATGATGGTTCTGGTGTTGTATCAACAGGTGACATAACACCTTCAGGTACACAAACAGAGGCCGCTCAATATGTAGTACGGGTTAATAACATTGACTCAGAGCCTTTTGTGATTAGTGCTGGTGATAGTGTGGCAACCATAATTACAGCAATGACCACCGCTATCAATGCCGTTTTAAACATGCCTATTATTGCTGTTGATAATACAACGGTTTTGGATTTTACTTCTAAGTGGAAAGGTTTGACAGCTAATGATATTACTGTTGAGGTTGTTGGTTCGACCACAGCGGGTACTATATTTGCTATTACGCAACCTGTAGGTGGTTTGGTTAATCCATCGGTTCAAGTTGCTTTGGATCAAGTTGGTAATGTTTGGGAATCAATGATTCTAAATTGTGCAAGTGGGACCACTGATACCACAACTCTTGACTTGTATTCAACTTTTGGTGAGGGTCGTTGGGGCGCATTAGTTAGAAAACCCACCGTGGTTTTCACTGGTAATACTGTTGCTTCTGTTGGTACGGCTATTTCTGTTACTGACACTCGTAAAACTGATAGAACAGATTCACAGCTTGTTGCACCAGGATCTAATGATTTACCATTTGTTGTAGCTGCAAGACAGTTAGCACGTATTGTAGTTGTTGCTAATAACAATCCTCCACGTGATTACGGTAGTCAAGATGCAACAGGGTTAACACCTGGTACAGATGGCGAGCAATGGGATTATGCAGAGCGCGATCAAGCTGTTAAAGGTGGTAGCTCAACTACTGAGGTTAAAGACGGTGTAATTAATATTGCTGATGTCGTAACAATGTATCATCCTACAGGTGAGCAAGTGCCACCATATCGTTTCGTGAATGATATTGTTAAGTTACAAACCATTATTTTTAATATTGATTTGATATTTGCCACACCTGAATGGGATGGCGCACCATTAATACCAGACGACCAGGACACTGTTAACCCGGATGCTAAGAAGCCTAGAACAGCAGTACAGGCGATTAATTCAATGATTGATAGTCTTGCACTTAATGCTATTATTAGTGACCCTGAAGCGGCTAAAGCTTTAACGGCGGCAGAGATTGATCCAGGTAATCCAAAACGTTTGAATGCTTCAATTACTGTTCAACTTTCAGGTAATTCTAATATTAAGTCTGTTGATTTGAATTTTGGTTTCTTCTTTGGAACCTCTCAGTTAGTTAACGTATAAAAAGGAGATAATCATGCCAGCAGTTGGTGGAAGTATAGCGTCGATGACGCTTGACGGTAGAGAAATGGCAGTAGCAGCAGATGCAGAAGCTAACCGTAAATTAGGCGGGTTTGAAAATGAGGTTTTAGCTAACGGAAACGGTACGGCTAGACTGATAAAAACTCGTGTACCTTTAGCGCTTGATGGAATGACTTTAGAAATTAATGACGACAATGCAGATCATGAATATTTGCAAGGGTTATCAAATAGAAATGATTTCTTCCCTATCATCATTACTTATGCCTCTGGTTTGTCTTATGGCGGCACCGCTCAAATCACAGGTGAAACACAGGCTAGTAGCCAAAGTGCCACAGCAACGGTCAATTTTATGGGGCCTGGTACGATAACCAGATTATAAGGTTTTAATAATGGATAAGATCGCTAAAGAAGTTGCAGAATTGGAATTTGAAAGGTTCGCTAGTGAAATGGACCTCGATGTTTCTACTGACGGTTTGGATGAAGAAGAACAATCGTCATTAGATGAACACCGCCGTAAAGTTGTTAATTCTATTTGTAACGGCTCGTTAGTTATTAATGAAGACGGTGAACCTGTATACACTCCACGGCGTGGGGAAAACAAGGAACCTTTGACATTTCACGAGCCTACAGGTAGTACAATAATGGCTATGGATAAAAAGAAAAAGTCTGAAGAAGTCGGTAAAATGTATTCTGTAATGGCAGCATTAACTAAACAACACCCTTCAACATTTAGTAAAATGAAATACTCAGATGTTAAAATTTGTTCGGCTATAACTACGCTTTTTTTGGGATAGTCCGCACCCCCGTTATAAGGGGTGGGGTTGATGACAAGTTTGTAGATGGCAACCATACATTTCTAGCGGTATACACTGAAATGTTTTTACAAATATCTATGGATTATAACTCGCTACCTGACCCGCGAACTTTAACAGCTAGTGAGATCCGTTTTTATTTTAACGGGTTGCGTGAAGGTTTAAAGAGTCACACCAAACCAGGGGCATAATTAATGTCTAAAAGATTTAGTATTAGCGCAGTTTTTGAGGGCATTGATAAAATCACCGCCCCCGTTTCGCGTATGCAAAATAAAGTAGGACGATTTACCCGAAAAATGCAACGTGGATTTAAGCGTGTAAACCACGTTTACGGTAAACTAATAACAGGCATAAAGACTGGTGCAAAAATAGGTGTGGCCGCGTTAGGTACAATGGCTTTTGCACTAGGTAATCTAATTGGTATAGGCGCAGATTTTGGCCGTGCAATCGGATCAGCGGCGGCAAAATTCCCCGGACAGATAAAGCGAGGCACTAAAGAATTTAAAGCACTAGCAGCCGCCGCTAGAGAAGTCGGCGCGAACACTGAATTTACAGCAACACAAGCCGCTCAAGGTTTAAACTTTTTAGCTAAGGCTGGTTTTACAGCAGAAGCGGCCATATCTTCATTAGGACCTATTGTTGATTTTGCTACAGCTTCAGAAATGGAGCTTGCAGAAGCTTCCGATATTGCGTCAGATGCGTTGGGTGCCTTTGGTTTAGATAGTAAAGACGCTGGTAAAAAACTTATAGGCTTGCAGCGTGTAATGGATGTGATGAGCTTGACGGCTAATCGTACTAATACATCCGTTTCTGAATTGTTCGAGGCCGTTAAAAAGGGTGGTCCGGTCGCTGTTGCGGCTGGCTCAAACATTGAAACCTTTTCGGCCACAATGGGTTTTTTAGCGAGCAATGGTATTAAAGCTGCACAGGCTGGTACCGCTGCAAAAAATGTTACCCTTGCTCTTGCTGGTGTCGGTAATAAAGCAGCTGCTACATTTAAAAAATTAGGTATTAGTTTAGTTGATGCAAATGGTGACTTACGTGACCAATTAGACGTGCTGGATGATTTGAGAAACTCAACTAGTAAGATGGCTAGCGGTAAGAAAGTAAATGTGATTAATGCCATTTTTGGTAAAATTCCAATTGCTGCAGCTACTAAACTTTTGTCAAGTGCTGGTAAAAGTGTAAGGGGTTTACGTACTGAATTGGAAAATGCCGGTGGTTCAAGTAAACGAGTTGCAGGGTTTATCCGTGATGATGTCAAGGGTAGTATTGATGGTTTAAAGTCTGCAGTGGAAGGCGTGAAAATTTCAATATTCAGCTTGAATGAAGGACCCCTAAAAGGTGCAATTGATAAAATGACTGAATGGGTTAGAGCAAATGAAGCAGCAATTGCAACAGGTATAGGTGATTTTTTATTATTCTTAGTAAACAATTTTGAAAATATAATTTCAGCAGCCAAGGACATTGGGAAAGTTGTGGCTATTTTCTTAGTGTTGAGTTTTGTATTGAAGGGCATTATTGCGATTTTAACCATCATTAACTTGTTGGTTGCAGCTAACCCCATTGTGCTTGCTGTAATTGCCGTGGTTGCCGCCGTAGTTGTTTTATTGGCTTTCATTGATAAAATTAAAGCGTCTTTTGATAAATTACCTTTGATTTTAAAACTTGCTTTTGCGCCGATTTGGTTAGCTATAAAAGCACTGAAGTTCATGAAGGATAAAATAGTTAGCGTGCTTAATTTAGGTTCTGGTTTAGGTAAGCTGTTCGGTTTTGGTGGTGACGATGAAAGTAAAACGGATCAATCATCGACTGAAGCTAACCCTAAGCTTGTAACCCCAGAAGAAAGAACAGCGAAAATAATTAGTGAACAAACAACCACTAATAAATCAGAGGTGACAATCAAATCAGGCGATGGAGCGACTGCAGAGGTGACAAGTGGTTCGTTAGGTTCTGGTATTACATTGCAACCATCAGGGGCGTTCTAATGAGTTGGCAGGACAGAATAGCAGAGGCGGCGTTCACCTCTGTTTCAGGTAGACGTTTCACTTTTGATTTTACAGATGTTAGCCGAAATTTAGACATGAAAGGCACACCTTTTAATTTTGTTGATGCGGACGGCACCTATGTCCAGCAATTTGGGAAAACAGGACGCAGATACCCTTTAAAAATGATCATATGGGGTGATGATTACGACCAAGCAGCTAATGAAGCTGAAGACATTTTAAGCGAACAAGGCGTGGGGGTATTGGAACATCCTACTTACGGGACGGTAAATGTTGTTGTGATTGGACCTATTGCTCGACGTGATGACTTAGTGGAACAAGCTAATCAGGCAATTATACAAGTTGAGCTTTGGGATACTATAGGCGTTGTTTTTCCTTCTGCACAAGATGACCCGACTAGTAATGTATTGGCCTCAATCGATGCATACAATGCAGCAGCTTCTAATACGTTTAACGAAGCT